TGTAATATCTCTACCTACTAAACTATCATTGAATGCTTTATTAAATCTTTCTGCGGGTGTACCTTCTCCAAATACATTACTCATGGCCTTGATACCTTCAAAAAATGCGATAGGTAATTTTAAAAGATAGTCAAATATATTTTTAATTCTTTCTATTGCTCTGTCTTTAAACGAGGTTATTTTATCTAATGTTCTTCTACCTAAGTCTTTGAAAAAATCAATTGCACTTCCGATTAAGTTAAGAACATAATTATTAAATGTTTCTATTAATTCATTTCGTTTTGCAACAATATCAAATGGCAACATCATTGGAAGTAATCCTTGAAAGCTGGCAAGTCTTCTAAGTCCTTCATCAATATCTAGAGTAAAAGTCCTTATGATTGTTTCACCTGCTTTATCTAAACCTTTATTTACGGTCTCACCAATGTCAAAAGAAAAGAAATTAAGAAAATCTCTAATTCCGTCTGCAAAGGAAAAATTATTTATTGCTTTTAACAGTTCTCCTTCAAGACCAAACACTCCCGCAATAATATTGGGAACAAGTAAAAGGACAAACTTAATAAAATCTAAAATACCACCAACAAACAGTGCAGTAAATTCTCTACCAAAGATAGCAACTGTTTCTGCAATAGTGACACTTAATGCTGTAGCGTCTAATTGAAACTTGTCTTGATTTCTTTCTAGTCTGTCAGTAAATCCTTTTAATGCGGTAAAGGCCGCAAAGACGATTGTTAGTGGTTTAAATAGTTTTCCTAAAATATTACCAATTGCAAGTCCAAGTGTCCCAAAGATACCAAAAAATCTTCGGAGACCTTCAAAAAATTTACTCATTCTTCCAAATCCTTTTTTACCAAACAATTCTTTAGACACTACTTTTATTTCATTAATTACTTTTGTAAGTGGAGAAAAAAGTGTTTTAAGAGAACGACCGACAAAGTCAGTAAACATTTTACTCGTACCTATAAAAAAGTTATTAATATTAGTTCCAAGGTTTCTGATTAATTGTCTTGTAGCAGGAAATCCAGAAAATACAGAGTCAATTGCAGTCTGTAAAAACCCAAAAACTAAACCAAGTATGAAACTTAAACCACCAACAAATCCTTGAAAAACTCCACCGTCTTTAAGTTCTTGTTTTAAACCTTTGAATTCAAATTTTGCGAGTTGTGCTGATATTTTATTTTTTTCGTCTAATTCTTCTTCTCTTGCTTCAAGTTCATTTTTTTTATTTACTTTAACAAATTGCATGATTGCATCACCAACCATATCAAGTTTTGCTTGAGTTTCTTTAGTAGATTTATTTTGTTCTATTAAAATTTCAGCCAAACCAACTAAGGTTTCACTAAAATTTTGATTTTCTGTTTTTATTTCGTCTACCATACTTCTATTTATACTTAGACTGTTCTGTTTTAACTTCTTCTTCTCGTTTTTTTATCCATTCTACAAGTAAACTAGTATATATTTCCCTTTCCCATGGCATCATATTTTCCAGTTCAGTTAAACTATATTTGTAATTCTGCATTAATGCAAAATTTGTTTGGTAGTGATTAACTAAACTTTCATGCGAAAGGTTTAGGAGAAAAAATCCGATATCCCCGCTAGTGTTTGTTTGTTGTCATGAGAACAAGAACTACATGCAAACGATATATCTTTTTTCATTGTTGGCATAGTTGCAACGTAGTCAGTTAACATTTTAAATTGTTGTGCGTTCATTGACTCGACAAACATTGCAATCTCTTCTTCACTTACATCACTTGCATCAATTCTTGTATCTTCGGTTATAACCGCACCAATACAGTGATTAACAATTTTGTAAGTAAGTTCTGCTTCTTTCATTTCTTCTTGCCAGTTATCAATGAAAACTTGAAACGAAGGGTATCTAACTTCTACCGTAATTTCGTCAGATATTTTTATTCTGTTATCAATATCTGGTACTTCTACATTTACCGAAGCAAGTTCAACCGATACTTCGTTTTCGTGACTACATTCAGAACATTTAACAGAAATTTTTGTAGACTCTCCTACAGATTTACTTCTAATTTGTGTAAACATATATTCAACATCAAACATGGTAAGTCTTGATACATCTATTTTTTCTGAAACACAGGCCTCAATTGTATTAATCATTGCCTTAAGTGCAGTCTTTTGGTCTTTTGACTCGAATGCAAGAAGAAGTATTTTTTCTTCCTTCACAAGATACGGACGATAATTAATTACTTGTTTAGTCGAAGGTATCGTTAGTTCGTGCGAAGGGGTCGCATTCAGTTTTGGTAAAACATTACTCATAATATTACTCCTATAATAATGTAATTCTATTTATTCAAGTTCTAAGTGCATCTTTAAATAATTTTGATATTCCAGTCTTTTCAATTACTTTATCTAATACTTTTTCTTTTATATCACCTTCTACGACAGTAAAGTCCTTATAGGACAACTGTACACTTATTTCAACTAAACCGTCTGGGTCATTAGATAAAGGTATCTCATTTAAAGTAGTAGGATATGCTTCATTTAATCTTACAGAATAATTCACACCTTCTGCAAGTTGACTTAAATCTTGACGACCAACTAAACCTAAATCAAATGCACCGTTTTGAAAATCTATCGGGCCGACAGAAGGTAGTCTTTCTGCGATTGCATCTGGTAAAGGATTATCAAATAGTTTTCTAGGGCCTAGTGGTGGAGACTTTGCGTTTTTATCCAGTTGTTGAATTACTACTGGTTTGGTATAATCTTTATAATATCCAACTTCTAGAGTATTTGGATTGAGTGCAAATGATTGCCATGTATCAAAATACTTTCTTGCTTTAAAATCATTTAGTCCAATAAAGGTCATAGTGACATCTGCGAATGCGTGACCATTTGCAATTTTTCTATTGGTTGCACCTAACATATAATCTGCACTTGTCACTTGTCTGCCTGGAATTGAGACATTTTTACAAAGTAAATCTAAACTTCTTGCGGATACTCCACCTACTGGTGGCAAGAATACTCTATATCTATTTGCAAGTGCAAGACCGTCTCCACTGGTTATTTCTGATTTTAAATCATCTATTCTACTCATGATATTTTCTTCCTACTGTCTGCGTATATTTTCTGTTTAGTTGCCTTTTCAAACATTGCAGTTGGTAAGAAAGTTGCAATCTCCCACTCGGGTGCTTTTACTTCTGCAAACTTACTCTTCACGTGTTCAGTTAAATAGTGTTTAATACATGGTTTATAGTATTCTAATTCAGATGTTCCCGCAAGTAATCTAGTTGTCAATTGAAACTTTGCGTCTTCACTTTTCTTACTTGTGACATTATCCATTAGTGCATCAAGAAACTGAGCACGAAGTATGGGTGGTAGGTAGTGTAAGTTTAATCCAAGAAAACCGCCTTTTGCGGGTTTCAGTATAATTGACAAAGGAAACCTATCGTAATAAGGTAAAGTTTCTTTATGTTTCGGGTCATAAAAGAACATTTGCATAGAACCAATAATTCTACGACCACTACTACTTAAAGGTTCTTCTCGCATTAGTTCATTACGACTTATACCACGCATTGCCTTTGCCTTTTTCATAAACCATTCTCTACTCTCTTTAGTTCTTGGAGTAATCTGATTTCTAAAAGCCGCAAGTTCTAACTTCTGGAATATATTTGACATACTTCTATTTATACTTATTTTTTCCTATTTGTAAAAGGTTTTAATGGTTTCATAGATTTTGGTAGAATACCCATAGACTCTAAAGTTTTTTCTGTCCAGATTTGAAACTCATACCCATTGTCTTTTGCAAACTCATTAGCTGCGTCCCACTTATTCATATTCCTTACATATGTTGCAGCCTCATTAATAAATGTCTTGGTTCTTCTACTTCCCTTTCTGGGCGGTTTGGTTTGTGAGTCTGGTTTTATTTCTACGAGTATAGTCTTGCCTTCTTTAAATGTTATTTTTAAATCAAGAAAATATCTATGGTATCTCTTATCTACTTCATAGAAATACGGAACAACAACTTCTTCGGAACTCCACGATTGTACCTTTGG